ACTCATCGCAAAACCGTACAAGCTAATGGTAGCTCGTGCGGTGGAGCGTTGGGTCGAGAGATCTGGCTTCAGGTGGGCGGCGGAACGCTGCAAAGGCGTTGTCGCGTACCTACTGAAGCTCCGAGCTGGGGAAAACCCAACTCGTCCCGCCTGGTTCGCGCATAAGTATCTCGCTTATGCGGAGAAGGTCGCCCTTACAGGGTCCTTCTCGAAATTTTCTCAACTAATTCAGTTGTGGCGTCTGTTCACTGCCTTAGGGCAAGTGTCAGACCGACCACACCCGAAGGACGTTGAGAAATTCGAGCAGGCGGTAACGACCCCCATTCCAGACGGGGTGCAAGTAGTTCCTTATAAGGGTGATCGCAATCACCCTAGGGCTTATATCCCCTTGGGTTCCTTGGGGATATTCAAGCCAGTTAAGGAGCTACTCCCCGAGGTCAGGCTTCCGGACGTGATCCCGGTGCCTAACCCGTTGGCGTTGAGGTCGCGAGATAAGGATGGTTCACTCTCACTAGAGTGGGATGAACTCATCCCAGACTCTCGCACCTTACGCCTCTGGGCGACGAAGTTCGGGATTAGCGATTCCTTGCCGTATGCACTTGATCAAGTGCCACAGCTGGATATCGCACGCCCGTGGCCTCGCCGCTCGAACGCCAGATACGGTACAATTGGTACCGTATACTGCCGCGTTCAACGGGATGGCAAGGCACGCTTCTACTACGCGCCGAGTCAATGGGTGCAGTTCCTTATGGGACCTTGGGCGAAGGAGTTGTACTCCCAGCTCAAGCGCATCCCGCAGGACTGCACCTTCGACCAGCAGCGAGGAGCGGAGCGGGTTATGCAGTGGCTCCGGGAGGGTCGGGAGGTGTACTCCTACGACCTTTCCTCGGCTACCGACCGCATGCCCCTCCAGCTCACTAGACGCGTGCTGATGGGACTGTCCCATACGCCTAACCTGCGTATGTGGGTCGACACCTTTACGGTGCTCTCTCGTATCCCTGCTCGCAGGGGTTACGATGAGAACGAGCGCCAGGGCCAGGGTCTGCGGTGGATGACAGGTCAGCCCCTTGGGGCCATACCGTCATTCGCAGCCTTTGCCTTGACCCACCACGCACTCGTGCGTGGGTTGTGGGAAGGAGACCCGACCAGCGCTCCCTATGTGATTCTCGGCGATGACTTGGTGATCGCCGATAGGGAACTGGCCGACAGATACCGTCGGGTAGTAACCTACCTCGGCGTATCCATCTCGGAGTCGAAGTCACTCCAGGGCC